CATAAAATAAAGTAGAACTACCGTTTGCAGCAGTGCCTGAGATATTAGCTACACTTACCGAAGAAATAGACGCTACTGGAAAACCAGAATAAACGTTTAAACTCAGATCACATTTAGCAGAATAACCATTTGTTGTGCTTAGTCTATAATAATGAACCCATATTGCGCTGTCAGCAGCATCAGCAGATACACTTATGTTGGTGGCTTGATGAGAAGCATCAATGGTTTTTAATGAACTAAAAGTAAGTTGAGAATTAACATAAACCCCTTTAATGCCGTTAGTACCGGATCCGTTCCAAATTAAATACAAATTACCATTTAAAACAATGCCGTCAAATGCCACAGTTGTAGCCGCTGCATAGTTATTTGAGATCGTAGCAGGTGCGTTCACTGTGAATGAGCTGGTATTAATTGCAATGTAGCTCAGTTGACCTGAAGTGCTCGAATAAACGATGATAAAATAAGGAGCGAGATAAAATACCCGTGGCGTGCCATAAGTCGCATCAGCGCCACTAATTACTGTGGGAGCTAAATAATTCTGCCCAGTAATTGCATCATTCAGAGCGTATTTGTAGGAGTTAGTTCCGCTATTTACTTCAGTGTAAACAATGCAACCCACATTGCTGGAGCTAGTTGCGTAATCGCATTGAGTTTGATTTAAATTGTTTCTAATCGTCGTTTGAGTGCTTAAAGATATAGGTTGAATAAAGCCACGATTTACCCACGTAGATAGTCCCGGACTATAAGCCTGCAAATTAGTACCAATAGCCGTCAGGTCATTATTAAACGTAGTTAAATATTGAGCCGTGCTTAGTACGCTTGGAAGCTGCCCATATCCGTTACGTTTCTGTAACAAGCCACCCTTTTGAAATATAGAGTTTTCCAAAGATAAGAATTTACCGAAAGCGACCTGATTAGGATCTGTTTTGGTGTCTAACCCTTGGGCAAAATTTAAATGGAAAGCTTGTTTTTGAATCATAAATTTATGTCTTAATGATGAAATTCAAAGCTAGATAAGGCTGTAAGTTATTATGAGCTCCGCCACCACCAGTGTTTTGGTTAGTCGCTGTAGTAGAATTGGTGCTAATTCCACCGGAATTGAAATTGTCATTATTACCACGCGCAAAATATCGAAGCGGAGTGTTATTAGTATCTGTCACCGTGTTAGCCGTATGCGAGTGCGCATTTTGCACGTGCGTATGGCTAGGCATTTCAGGAATAGTTAAAGTATGAGTCGTTTCACCACCAGTTCCACCTAAACTTGCTCCAATAGAACCACCTACACCAACCGGAACATTTCCAGCCATGTTTGGCAGGTTGAAAGTAGTACTTCCATCTCCCGAACCATAAGTAGTGCCTAAAACTGCATACAACTGCGAGTAACTTGTTCTAGAAATGGCTGACCCATCGCAAATTAACCAACCCGTTGGAGCCGATGAACCTGCAAAGGCTACAACTGCACCTGTTGGATTAAAATAATTTTGAGGTGTTCCAGCTGAAACATTGCCAGCTGTGTCCATCAAAAGAGGTGAATTGCTGACCGACGGAACTCCTGAAGGCAAAGTGATCGAATAACCTGCGCTAGTAAACGAACTTGGTGCTTGAATGGCTACAAAATTACCCGCTGGGACTGGGTAACTTCCCGGATTACGCACAATCAAAGTGCCCGAATCCATGTTAGCGCCTGATCCTGTCGATTGCGTGAAAACAAAAGTTCCTGAAATAGCTGTAAACGCTGCGCCAGCCGTACCGCTTGGCAATCCTGTGATCGTGCCCGCCGAGCCATTGACGCTAGAACCTGTCGTAATCTGTACCGGAGTACTAGAATCATAATTAAAGTACAGATTGCCGTTCACCACATAAAGGCAACTGACATCGCTTGCAGTTGAAAGCGCTGAACCTTGGGAAACGTAACGAGTAGTACGCAACGTCGTCGCGTTTTTAGAGTTGAATGACAAGTCAGAAGTCATGCTAATTGCGCTTGGAGTAATCGGCACCCCTGAGCCTGACACATGGGAATGACCATCTAAAATACTCAAACTTGAGTTAATGTTTTGCGCCCAAGCTGGACCATAATCTTGTCCGACTGCTGGAATGACTAAACCCATGTTTGGAGAAATGGTGCTCATTAAAATACTCCTATATCGACAATAACAGCCGCGTTTGAAACTAAAACTAAAGTCAGTTGAGGATTGGGATTGGTGTCTTGTTGGTCATAAATGGTCGCAGCACCACGAACCCGAGTTAAAAACCAACCTTGAAGCTTGCTGCCTAACAAATGGTTGATTGTGGTAGTCCCATTAATCAGCGACACATTTTTGAGAATGTTTACGCCATTCATGGGATTAGCCAATACTGGGTCCAGCTGCGCTGCCCATTTCGTGTTGGCTAAATCCCAAGTGAGGTTTCTAGGTAATGCCATCACCAGCCGCCGTTAGCGCCCCCGTCGTTACTCATTCCGCCACCTAGCACTGGATCACGGCGAGTATTAGAAATCGTATCACTTTGACCTTGATCGCGATTCGATGCGCTTTCTTCAATCCGTGCTTTAAGGAACAAAAGTTCTTGATCCAGTTTTGAAGTGTCCGAACCCTCTTCCTTATCCAGCGCATATTTCGCCGCACGCACAATGGCATAGCGTAACCATCCCGAATATCCGATCGTTGTTAAGTCAGTATCTTGTAAAAGCGCTGGCAAGATTGGCGCATACCAAAGTCTAATCTGCTGATTGCCTGCTGGAGTGGGGATAATATAAAGCGTGTTACCCATAATTCGGTAACGCATATTGTACACGCCGTAAATAGTGCTTGTACTATTAGGGTAAATATAAGCATTGCGGTCAATCCAGTTAAACTTATGAATAGTAACCCATGCGTTGTTTGAAGTATTAACTCCCAAATCCAAGCCGCTAATTTTGTAGAATCTTTGAGCAGGATTACCGCTGGTGCCCGCGTATACGTTCCCGAGATAGTTAGTGCCACTCGGTAGGGTGTACTGATTAGTAGTTCCGTTAGTAGAGATATAGCAAGGTGGCGCAATGTTATAGTCCTCGAACGTCGTGATTAGTAAATCATAGAGTTCGTACATTGCTAATCGAATAATTGAGTTCCATTCCGAAGCCGTTACAAATTGACTATTTACACGGTCGGCAGTCTGTTGCGCACGGAGTCGAAGTTCGCCTAAACTCATTTCGCCAGGAGGTGCTGCAATTGCGGAAACTGCATTGGAGTAAGGGCCAGTGACCGTGACAGAACTTTGCACGTTCTGCGCGGCTACCTGATAATAATACTGAATTCCTGTGCCTGGATAAGAATCCACGTAATTAGGCACCGAAACGTTGGCCAGATTAGTAAAGTTGACACCATCAGTTGACCGCTGAATTTGATAACTGGTCGCGTTCAAAACAGCATTCCAGGTAATCAAAATGTTTCCGTCGGTCTGTTCAGCGACTAAGTTTTGCGGCTGATAAGGTGCAATCGCCATAAATCCTCAAAAAAAAATAGGGGGGCGGGTTAATTAAACCTACCCCCTCCTTTAAATTACTGACCGTTGACGGTGACGGAAGAATCCGACATCCAAAAACTTAAGCCAATGACTGATTCGTTTGCAGGCTGAGTCAAAACGTTGCTCAAGAAGGATTGAACCACAATGAATGCGCCGGTTGGACCGCTTGGAGCCTGTCCACCCAAGGTCAAATTAGGGTTACCAATCACTTCAAAATGATCGACGCCTGAACCTGTGGAAAGTGGAGCTTGAACAGCAGCAGAGCCGCCAATCGTGCCGCTTGCGTTTGCAACAAAAGCCACACCCACAGCAGGAGTAATTCCAACAGGCAAACCTTTTGCCTGCCACTGTGCAAGGGTTGCAGTTCCTAGAGATACAATCACGTAAGGATTGCCCGTGGTGACCGTGGTGACAGAAGAACCTGAAAGAGGTGCTACTGCGCCGGCAAAACCAGCCAAGTAACGCTGATAATTACCTTCAAGCTGAACTAAAAAAGTTCCTGCAGCTGGATTTGGGTTTACGTAACCATTAGAACCAGCACCTGGGGTAGCCGAAGTGTTTCCAAACACATTTGCGATGCCTGGACCCTTTAAAGATCGAATGCCAAGGCCGTTGCCGTTCGTGGAATCGACGATAAAGTTACAAGTTAAAAGTACGGGTTTGACGTAGGGAGAGTAAATCTTCCCAGCGTTTGACCAATTTGCGTTAGCCATTTGATATCCTTTTCACCCCACAATTGCGCCTCAAAAGGCTCACCGCTTTCCCGTGGGGTATGGGTCGCGGGTGAATAGTCGGACATCCTAACCACTCACCTGAGTTTAGAATGTCGCAAAAAAAAAGGCCCCAAGGAGGAGCATCCCTGGAGCCTTTCTCAATTGCCGAGGTTGGGCGGCAAATTATGCGCTGAGGCTCACAACCATGTTGAAGCCTGGAGCGGAACAAATTACGTTGCCGTAATAAGCAATACGGATTTCGAGAGCATCCGCATTTCCGACTCGAAGACCTTCAAGGCCTTCCATGCCGTAAGTGAGAATGTGTGGTGCTTTACCCAAGGTCCTGAGTTTCCAGGTGTCTGTGGTCAAGCAATAAGCAGTCAATGGAGGACAGGATCTGTCAGCCACGACTGGGATTTTGCCGTAAGCAGAATGAAAGTGAATGGCTTCAAAAGCCACTTCAACTTCATCATGCTCAAGCATGACGTACTGAACTTTCGCACCCAAGGAATTGACGAGAGACGCATAGCTGACAAAATCAAGAATGATCAAGTCAAACGATGCACCTTCTCGGTTCCCGTAAGCGAGAGCAGAAGTTAGACCTTCTTCGATGGTAAGGTTCGTTGCATTGTAACGAAGACCTGCCAAACGAGTTGGGTCAGCAGAGCGATTAACGCCCCAATAGTTGTCATTCGATGGTGGATCAACGTTTGGAACCCAAGCAGCTAGGCCGGAAAGACCTAACATACCTGCGATTGTGGAAGATCCAGCAATCCCGATGTCTCCCAACACCTGAACGTAGTCGTTAGCTGCCCATGAAGTCTGAGGAGCACCTTGCACGACTGTTCCGGTAATGACGCCAGTTCCACGATTCACAGAAGTGATCTGAATCGCGTCAATGGTGCCTGGTGTGTTCTGAAGTGCTGCACCGCCATCGGTGACAGAAGCTTGCAGAGTCATCCCCACTTCAAACTGAACTACCTGCTGACTGTTGGCCAACGTGAAGGTCAAGTTTGGAGAAGAGTAGGTCACACCAGCAGACGAGATCTGTCCACGGGAAGCGGTACCGCCCGAGAAAAGCTCGAATGCCATGTTGTTGGACAAGTTTCTGAAGCCGTTGTCCATCGTGCGGGAAGCTTCGTCTACGAATGCCCCAGCATTGGTTTTGGTCTGTTCCATCAAAAGATTTGTGATGGTGACCAATTGATAATCCTGCACAGCGTACACGAAGTAGCTGATGACAGAAGAAGCGGTTTGCTGATTCTGTGCATTAGCAAATGTATGTGCGCGGCCTTGAGGGTTCAGTCATGTTCCCATGAGGCTTTTTATCCTCATCTCTGATATTTTATTGTGTAGTTGAATGCTTTTTCAAGAGTTTTTGCAGTATCACCTAACAATCCTAAGCCTCTATTACATTTATCACACAACAAACCTCGTATTTTATTTGTTGTATGATCATGATCAATTACCAATCCACGAGAACTTAGTTTGCTTTCATGAATTCCGCAAATTTCACAACAATAATTACAAGCTAATCTCATTTGATCAACTTGCTCTCCAGTTAAACCAAATTTCGCTTTCCTTTTAGTATCCCTGATTCTTTTTTTATTGTTGTCTCGCCATTCTTTTTGCTTTGCCGCTAATTTAGGTCCAAAAGCTTTTTTCATTTTCATGTATCGGGTGCTATCGCACTTTTTACATATATAAGCTAATCCGTCAGGACTTGAATTGCGTTTCCAAAAACAATCACGAGGTTTAAATTCTTTGCACGTACTACATTTTTTCACATCAGCTTGGCGTACATTTTCACTCATTTTTACCTTTTGAGTGTCAGGCACTCTTGGTTGCTTATATTCTACACTATTTATGTAGGTTCATCAACTACGCTCTACGATGGCCTAAGTGCTTTAATTCTTAGGCTTATCTCGGTATTAGCATTTCAGCCTTCACCGATATTGCCCGATTTTAATACGGCAATTCCTCAAGTTTACCGTATTCCAAAGGAACCAATTTGTTACTCCGGCTTTTGCCGTGGCTTACTCACCTCTTCGGGCTTCAGCTCTTGGATTTATTTTGTTATGTCCAAGATCAGACTATCGCATACGCTTTCGCGTCCCTCTCGCTTAGTCGTTCACGCTGGCATTACCCTTGCGCCTTGTTGTCCTCTTCAGGAGTTCCAAGTCAATTAGAGAAGGTTTATCATCCCCAATTCCTTTAGGGATGTATTTCCCTGCAAATCCGTCCAATTCCTTTAGATTTTAAGAGAGACCCGACGGTTAAATAATAGGACTCTCGTTTTTAGGAATCATGGCAAGCCACGGATTTTTTGCATACTTGTTCAGGAAAATTTTACATCGTCTATGCTTAAATAACGATGTTTTTCATGTAGTCTTTATCGTCTACATAAAGTTCTTTAAGTGCAGCAATCTGATTGCTGCTATTTGCGTATACTGGTGAAATAGCCATATTTCATCCTTCGTCATTTTAATTTGTTCCAGAATGCGGCCATCGCTCGCTCTCTCGGAGACATAGCGGGCTGTACTCCGTCACGGTTGGTTAAAGTTGTCACTGGTGCTTGGCGGGCTTGCGTGCTCTGCGCCTCTTGCGTCTTAGCTTGAAATTTATTTAGCTTTGAGAACTCTTGCAGTCTTTGTGCGACCGTTGGCTCGAAATAGGATTCAACCGCACGTGCAGCAGTTTCCATGTCAAGCAGCTCTCCGGTTTCCCGGAAATGTCTCGCCATGACATCGACTACTGTTTGTTGTGCGTTATTGAATCGAATTGAAGCATACTCTTCCCCATTAGCCACCAGCGAATTTACTTCAGATTTAATCTGACGCATCACTTGCTGTTCTTGGGCTGTATCGCGTTCCACTTGAGCTTTCTCAATCCCTTCTTTCATGGATTTAAGTTCGGCTCGAAGCTCTTCGATACCTGCATTTCCTGCATTTTGGTTGAGTACGGCTTCGGTCAACTGGTCGTAAGTGACGCCGTGTTCTTGCAAAACTCTCAGTGGATTCGTTTTTAGAGATTGAATCAGCTCATCAGTACCCCTCGCGGTGTCTTGTTGAGTGCTAAATTGTTTCTCTTTGGCTGCAATCGCCTGCTCTCGCAGTTGCAAGGCCCGCTTCGCTCTCGCTAAAGCGGCAATCTGAGGGCTCAGAGGCTTCGTATCGTCAGAAGCAACTGGCTCTTTCGGACTTTCATCTGTGGTTAAAATGTCGGATTGAACGGGTGCCTCTGTTGCTGGAGGCGTCCAATCCCGGTAAACACTACGCTGAGTGTTTAATTTGATTCTTTTAATCTGATTTTGAATTGTGTTCTGTTCCACTTCAGCAGGCTTTGCCGTGACGGTGTCAGGACTGACGCCTTGCATGACGGCTTTAGCGCGCGCCATTCTGTCTGCTCCAGCGGATTGACCGATTTCCATATTAGCTGGCGCGTTCGGCGCAGCCATTGGGGATATTTTCATGATGTGCTCCTTGGTTAAAAATTAGCAGATGCCCAAAGCTTTTTGCCCCAAGAAACTACCATTTCTTTTAAAGTAAGCTTAGGTTCTTCAATGGGCGTAAATTTGGGTGTTTCCAAGTTCGTTAGGATTTGAGGCTTATGGTATTCCTTGCGCCTTTCTTTAGCTAAGCGCAAACGATTGTTCCACGCTTCAGGATCATTAAGCAGAACTTTACCCTGCCAAGTCAACTCACCTAGTGGCGCATCGGGTGCAATCTTATTAATCTGACAACTCTTTAACTCTTCCCGTTTGAGATTAAGCGCGGCTAATTTTTTCGCTTGCTCGGCTCGCCATGCAACGATCTCATTAGGCCCGCCAATCGATGTAATTTTAAATGTAACAGGCCTTTTCTGTTCCTGCACTAATGCAGCAGGGTTATTCAAGTAATCAGACAGTTTTAAACTCATGCAACAGCAGCTCCAGCGGGTGTGTTAGGCACCATTGGGTTAGTGACGTTAGGTTGAGGAAGCGCGGTTGGTGCTCCTTGTCCCGGTGCTACGGGGAGAGCTGGCATCGGTGGAGTCATCGCCATTTTAAGCGCATTGAGCTGCGTCCAAAAATCTCTCAGCATCTGCGCTTTGTCTTCCTCAAGTTTAGCAGCTACGTACAAATTATAGTACTGAACCGTGAGCTGCATGCCTAAATCAAAATCCATCCATTGATCAGGCGGCGTATAAGTACCTTCTTCAACAATTAGATCAAGGTATTTAAAGATTCGCTCCTCGCTGGCATTCGCCAATTGATCCATTTGATCTTCATCCAAAGAACCTAGAAGTCTGCGACCTTCTTTCAAGGTCAACATACCGCTTTGAACACGCTCAATGATAGCTTGCGCTCGGCCTGCTGGATCACGGGGGAGTGAGGATTCATTAAACACTTGAATAATGAACGGATCATTTAAAAACTTAGCTTCCGGCAAATCTATTTCTTTAGTCCCGTTTTTGTTCGGGTAAACGGTGGAGTATTTACCATCTCGCTCTGCAATTTCCTTGGCTAGGTTCGTAATCTTATAAGCCAAATCAATGAATACCTGATCATACTTTCGAGACAATTCATTCTGCCTGTCCGTTGAAATGTCATCGTAAACTCGCTGCGCTTCACCGGAGTTTAAACCCGTAGGCTTTTGTCCCGCCGCCTGCATCTGGCTAATGCCAGTTTGTTGAAAGGCATAACCAATTAGGTTCGTGCGTTCATTGTACATTTCAGGAGCATTACAGGGTGCAACCTCATAAGTAGGTTTTGTCCCACGGTATTTGATAATTGAACCAATTTCATTATTTTGCGCAGCTGCTGAGACTTTAGAACCTTCTTCAATAAACACACGTGGCACACCCACGGTTTGAATGCTTTTGGCAATGGTGTACATGATGCGGTCTAGACCCATTTGCGTTCCAAAAAGCTGCGCCGCAATACCCCGCCCAAAGAATCCCCTGAAAGGCTCATTGTAATGCAAGAACACGAAAGGGAAATCCTCTTTATTGTATTCTTCATCTACCAATAACCCGTTGACGCAGGCGATAGCATGGCGTCCATCACCTGCGTCCTTACCGCTCGGAAGCTTCCACGCTTCGACGACCATAATTTGGTCGGCTATGGAGCGTCCTGAATTGTGATCATTATCAGGAAACGCGTTTTGCGCTCCTGCAATCGTCTTCTTTTGTTTCGGAAAGCGCGCCATGACCTTTTTGCGGTCCATTAGCTTGAGTTGATAAAGCTGAGTCGGCTCGCCGTTGATCGCGTCATTCAAGTCTACGTAAAGATCAGCCACACCGACTCGGTCAATGGCTATCTTATGATCTGAGTTTTCATAAACCTTGAGGCATCCCGTGCCTGTTACTAGCGCATCTTTTAAACATTGAGTCGTTTTTTGATAGGTTTTAGTCTGATAAAACTCACCACCAATGAAGTGATTCAACTTTTCAGCTAAGTGACGTTGCTTATAATCGCCTGCGTCGGTCAAAAATTTAGGCATTGGTCTGTTCTGCCCATGCCGAGCCACTAGAGTATCTGTTGCAGATTGCACCAAATTAAATGAAGGCCGATCTTGTGGAAGGGTTTTGGTCTCATCCATTTTGCTCGTGTTAGAGCCAGCATAGCTGTAAACCGGAAGTCCTGCATAAAGCCTGATGGACGTTGCAATTTGCCTCACTCGCCACGTTTGAGAAGTTTTGAGATACGCAGCAGTGGAACAAAGTCCCGCTGCTACTTTCATTTCATCAAACTCAGTCCACCACTCCACCAACTCCTCTTTGACCGAGGAGCGGTCTTTGGTCTTCATGATGATTTTATCAATCGGGGAGTCAGTGGGTTTAACTTTCATATTTAGCTCGTTAAGACTTCATCAAGAGCTTGAAGGGCCTCATCCGTATGAGCTGGCTCCTTCATGTCTCGGTTAGATTCAATTAGAAATGGATTTTCCATTTGAAAAGAAGTCCCAAAGTCGTCAGGAGAAGAAACACCTTGAGACTTCTTTTCAGGTAGATCGCCAAACTCAAAGGTCAGATCTTTAAGGTTGGCCTTGATAACGCCTTGCTTGCGACAAAGTTTAAAAAGCTGCTCCAAGTCTTTTAGCTTTGTAATCATCATGCGGGATGAGGGTTCCTATCCTTTTTCTTCATCGATTTAAGGATATGTGCCACAACATCATGTCGATCGTGATCCTCACGAGCATTACCCAAAAAATCACCATCGTCTTTACCTGTGTTGTGGGTATCTTCTAAATCATCTCTTAATGCCAAATCATCAAATTCGTTTGGTTTTAAGCCAGCCAAGTGATGATCATCATTGGCGATGCGTCCACCTTTAGAATAGTGCGGAAGCTTCTTTAAAATATGTCCCACAACATCTTCATGATCGTGATGTGACTCACCACCCTGGGCCATATGTTTTGAATGGTGAATATCACCGCCATGTGCATGATGAGAATGAGGCAAGCCAGCCTGACAAGCGGCACAAGTAGACTTTTCATCATGAGCCATACCGCCTTTAGCCATGTGGTGCATTTTGCCACCGTGAGCCATGTGCTGATTCAGATGCTTTTCTTCTTCATGCTCAGCTGCTGCGTTATGCTTTTCATGTTCCTTCGGCAAAGGAAGATAACCAGAAGCTAAGTTTTCTTCGTGGATACTTCCGCCGTGAGCTTTATGCTGAGCCTTTCGCTTGAGAGAATAGGCAATCGCCAAAGATTGCTTCAAAGGTTTACCGTGGTGCATTTCCATAGATACATTATGGCCAAACGCTTTCGCGCTTTTGCCGTGGGATAAGGGCATGATCATTCTCCTTCAGGGTGTTCGCCTTCAACATGGGGTTCAGAATCTAAAACTTGAAAAGCGGCCCGAAGTGCCATGACTAAATCTTTAGCGTTCCTTTTATGCACTGCGTCCAGTAATTCGTGCGCAATGGCTTCCATCATTTCATCATGTCCATCCATTTCATCCTCATGATCCGAGTCACGGGTAATGTGCTCGATGGGAGCGGATACAGATATGGATGCTTCTTTTTTCTTCATAAAAGGAATCATTTTGGGCCTCTATTCTCTAATCTTGGCCTAGATGTCGCCTGTTTTATATGGCTGGCGAGGTAGGGCTTGAACCTACGACCGCCCGGTTAACAGCCGGGAGCTCTACCACTGAGCTACTCGCCAAATTCATTCCATTGCGGTTCCCATGCCGCTTGTTCTTGTTCAATCTTTTGAGCTCGTTCTATTTCCTGATCCCAAAGCTTTTTGTTCTCCGCTTCATGCCAAGCTTTTGATCCGCGAGCAATTTGATCCGGTGCAGGATCGGATAAGTAAGGTCTGCTCATTAAGCCATAGCGAATCATATCATAAGCGTCATCACCTGAGTTGTGATCTCCCTCGATGGCATCGACTTTTAACACGTCCTCCACTCGATCAGGATCGTGAATCATTCGAGAGAGAGTGTCGTAACTCATTGGGCAGGTATTGAATATTTGAAAACGTGGCGACTCATTGGGCCGTTGCTGCCAAGCTAAATAGGACCTAAGTTGAGCTGCGCCTTGAATGCGGTCAATTACAGCAGGTTTTAGTTGAATGCCATGCGTTTGAAACTGCTCAGCGACGGTCGGAGGCTGTGCGTCGTCTCTCAATGTGCTTTTTTGAGTCCAGCAGTCTCGCCCACCGACGATCGGATAAAGAAGCGGCGTGTCTTCATAGCTATTGATTAGTTTTGCGAACTGATCGACGCGCATTTGAGCTTGGATAAGTTCTCGGTAGAGGTAAACGCATCCGTCTTCATCGACTGCGAACCATCCAAAGGCGGCCGGGTGATTGTACCCGTAATCGTACGCTCCAAATCGGTTCCAGTGCTTTGGGATTTGGAAAGGTTTAATAAAATGCTTTTCGCGGTTAATTTCGCGGAAAAACTGGCCAGCAAAGATGTCCCAATCACCGTATCTAAATGCCTTTCTGATTGCTTCGTTTGGTTCTGATTCAAGCCGATGAACATAGTTTGGGTCGTTCTCCATCAAGGCCGGATTATCGTCTACCAGGGCTTGGATGAAGGTATAATCCTGAGGACGTTCTCTTTCGTTAAATCGACGGTCAACGAATAAACGCTTGAGCCACCCATGACCAATACCACCAGGGTTTCCGGTGAGGATGGCACGGGCTGAAATGTTAGGGTTACTGGTTCGGTTTGATCCAAGCAAAGTTCTAAACATTTGCTCGGTCCATTGACCAGCCTCGTCGATGGCAAGATCGTGAAACTCTCTTCCTTGGTACGACCATACATCTGATTCATTCGCGCAGTGGCAGAATTGAAGAACTGAGCCATTAGGAAGTGAAAGAATCTTTTTAGATTCATTATAATATTCCTTAAGGTCTGGATAGGCTTGAAAGAGCGGTCGAATGTGATTAGCCTCAAGTTCAGGGTACGTCCTACGGAAGATTGCCCCGTTACTTCCGGCGTATTTAAAACGCCGCAGCAGCATAATCAGCTGCAATCCTTTACTCTTCCCACCTCCACGTGCCCCTCCATAGAAAGTAACCGGGAAATCTTCTATGGCTTTAGCAAATTGCTTTTGTTTTGGTTGTAACGCAATGCGCAATTCAATCATGTTTTGGAATAGTCTTCCACCAAGATCTTGAAGCCTTGACCATCGGAATCGGTCATCACGTGATCCACTGACTTTTTTTGAGGATAAACATAGCGCATCAGCTTTTCAATACAGTCAAACCGGTCTTTTGGATCATCAATTTCCCGTAAAGCTGCAACCGCTTCCCTGGGTAAATCAACGCCCAATTGTTCTAACTGCTCAAGCAGTTGTTCGGTCTTCTTGTTATGCGCTCCTTTTTGTCTGCCACTGCCCGGTGGCTTCGGTCTACCTTTCGCTGCACCCATATTTATCTACCTTAGATTTGTCAAGTATTAGTGTAATTTATTTAATTCCTTAAGAATTAATCTTACCGTTACGTTGCTTTTCCCTCTAAACGTAGCTTTGCCAATGTTTAGGAGTTGCCATTTCACATTATAGCCTTTGTCACCCACTTCAGGCACTTGATCTAGAATTGAATCTAATTCATTGCCATCAATCTCATAAACATAGTTTACAGGTTTTCTAAAATCGTTATAATCCAAGATCTTGATCAGTTGAAATTTGCGCATGACTGATTGCCTTAGGCTTGCCAGTTATTGTGACATTTCCTTTGGCACCCCCCATAATTTGTTTATTTTGTTGGATCAATGTATCGCTTTGCGACACGACGTTCACATCACTCCCAGGTTTAAACGCATTGGCGCTGGCTTCGCGAGCAGCTGCCACTTGCGCGTCCATTGGCTTTTCTCGTTTAGAACGTGCTACGGCGGGATGACCTGTAATCTCTTCTTTTTCCATCAACTCACTGGCGTTTAAAGCGTCCATTGAGGCAACATTTGTGCTTGGCACCAAGGAAATTTTACCTTTAAACTCAATCATCAAGAGTTGATCATCGAAATCATAGGTCAGCACTGCGTTTTTCTGCGCTGCTATGATTTTAGTGCCAAGATTGGTTCCTTGCATGAAGAGAGGGTTATGAAGTTCTGCAAACGATATTTTGATTTTTCTCATAAATTACCTAAACGGGTTAAAGATTATATTCTTATGCTTTTTCCAAATTCGGCGGCCTACCTTTGTCAGATGCGTTACGGTAGTTACATCCCTTGGTACTAAGCTTGTAGCTATGCCTTGATTGCGTGCTCCAATCTCTTGCTTCACAAACACATAATGGAGCGCATCGCCTTCAAAACAAGCCCAACCCAATAATATGTCAAAATCGTCGGGTAATACAGCTAGTTTGAATTGAGTATTGGGCCTGAGCATGATGCGCTTAATCACGTCGTCATAGACTTGATAATAGGTGTCTGTGTCGATATCATCGAACCACCCGTTGCCGTATTTGAGAGAGCGTAACCAAGTCTGATAGATGAACCCGTGGTATGGCCTAAGTCCTTCATCGTTTCCAGCGAGAGTAAGGATTGACCAGCCCCGGTTGGCTATCGTTTGAGTTTCCAACGTCTCAACCAACGTGTAAGCCTTTCGTAAATTGTGGATCGGTGAAGTTTAACACTAAGTTGCTCCCTGATCTTTTTTTGGGAGACCCCTTGAGAATAGAGAGTGAGAATCTCTAAATCAATGGGGTCTCGGATGGGTTGTTCGTTCATCTTATTTTGAATGACGTTGTAGAACTCAACTTTTGCCTCTACCTGCATGTGAGAGACTTTGTACTTAAGTTGAGCACTGGTCTTTTTTAAGTACCATTCCCCTTTTTTTAAAGTCTCGCAGTCCTCAAAACCTGAGTCAGCAAGCTTTTGGTACCAGCACTGCTGTAGTTCAAGAAACTCCTTGGACTTCCTTTTCACTCTCCTTAGCCTCTTTATCTCTTTTGATCTGTTGGAAAACGGAGTGTGCTACCTCGTTAGCAGCGGCCTTTCTTAAAGAGTGAATGAAATAGGAGTCAGGCTTGTGATCTTCCGTTGGTCCCAAAGCCATGAGCATGGCAGCCAAAGCAGCTTTGAGACTGGTTTCGTCTTCGGTGGGAATCAATGCGCCTGCAATAATGCGTGTCGACCACTCCTCAAATTCCTTTATACCCATTGGAAGGGGTCGCAACTCCTCCATTTGGGTTAAGATTACACCCTTGGGAGTCAATGCGCTATTGTTGCGGGTGGGAAAACAAGTGACCTTGATGGCAGCGGTAAAAAACACCAGTGCAATGATGCAAAGGATTGTGATCATGTTTGTGACTCAGGCGGAAGAACCGATTCAGGCTCAACGGCTTTTAAAGGTTCAACAGGCAAAGCCAAACCTTCTGCATTCAGCTCTAAAAGTTTTTTGGTTGAGTCTAAAATTTCAGCTTTATAACGGTCAACTTCAGCTTGAGCTTGAGCCATGACTCGAGTTTTGTGGCCGAGCATAATTGCGATTTGAGAGTATTCTTGGTCAATTTCTTGGCGTGTACGCATAAATCTCCTTAGTTTTGATGAGATTTACTTAATTTAGACCAATAATCAAATAAAAAAGCCCGGCCTTTTGGGGTTTGAGCCGGGCTTTCTGTGAGCTTGATTGATTGATTTGATTTTTGTTGGTTTGCTTCAGTTTACTGCCTGTAATGAGTTTACATCATTCAAGCAAACGATCAACAGCCGATTTATTTTTTCTGTTTTTATAAATGTTAATAAATTTAAGAATTGAATCTAAATAGAGTTGGCCCTCTAGTTTACAACCTTCTGACAATTCAGGTTGATCTAACTCGCCAGCTAAAGCTGTGTCAAAACGATCAATGGCCTTTGACCATGCATCATTATAATGGGTGTTAATATACTTGATAGCTCCTGGCAAGTATTCCATCTCTATGTTTTTTTCAATCGTTAAAATGATATCAGAGAATTTCACGATATCGCCCTCCTTCAGAAGTAACCCAAACACTTTTGCCAACGTTTTGGCCCATGCGTCTTAATTTTCGTATTGTAATCTCTCGACACATTGCACCCCGCGATCCTGACTTAATGTCCTCTGGCTTGGGTTTATTTAATAATAGCACGTTATGAGCTTCTTGAACTGCTGTCGATGAACCTTTAATGTCAAACTCACTTTCGACCCGACCGTGTTCGGTTTTCTTTGGATGCATAACCATGACGATATGAATATCGACTTTTTTGCAAAACATAATTAAGTCGTGCACCACTTTATCCATCATTTCAATTTGACGATTGTCGGCAACCACTTCCAAGAGAAAGTTGAGATTGTCGATAAAGACGATGTCACATCCTTTAAAACGTTTATGCCAAAGGATTTCAGCAAGAACTTTTTCGTGATTAATTCGGTTGTCGTAAAGACTTAAATAAAGCCCTTCGGAAGTAAAATACTTGCCAAAATTAGTCTGGAAAGATCGAAGGGTATCTTTGGACACTTTTTCGCCCGTATTTAAATCAGCCCCTAGGAAGGCCGACATTGCCCTTTTGACAAAATCTGTAGCCCCAGTCTCAACCGACATGACAAATGCCCGCCTTGAGTCAGCTAGAAGGCTTTTAGCCCAATTGGCAAGTAGGGTTGTCTTGCCAGCGCCGGTTGGAGCGCATAAAATGGTAAATTCGCGCATTCGAAACCCGCCTAGCAACGAATTTAATTGAGGCATGGCGGTCAGTGGAATGGAAGGAAATGGGTCAAGTAATTCTTTTAGTGCGGGCTCATACATTTCGCCCAATGATTTTGAATTGGGTTGAAAATCATCGGCGAGGGCGAGCTTTTCATACCGCTCCATTTTATTCCTTCAATTTCAACAATGGATGGTTAATATTATCTGGATCAAACCCACGATCTAACAATTCTTGCCGAGTTAGTAAAGCAACTGTATTTATTGAGCCTAATTCTCGCCAGTCTAATTTTAAAAATCGTTCAAAATGTTTTCGATACTTTGAGTCAGTCGATTGCATGTAATTTTTAATTGCAGTTTTTAATAGCTCTTGATCGTCAGGCCCAAGCTTCATCGCTTTGAAATCGTCAAAGCTCTTTCGCTTGTCGCCTTTGACTCCCTCTCGTTGATATAGTTGCCAAAAAGACTCAAACTCTGGTGAATAAGCCGGAGGCTTTTCACATTTATTTCTCTTCTCTTCTTCTCTCTTCTCTTCTTCTCTAGCGTGACGCGTGCGTAACGTGTACGTAACGTTCGCGTACGCGTCTTCGTCATTTGCTGCAATTTTCACTGAAATAAAGCCAAATTTGCACAATTGATCAATCGCACGATCGATTTCTTGACTCTTAAAGTTAGCTATTCGTGTTGCATGGTCTAAATTTAACCTGACTTCTTCACTCTGTTTTCGACTTGCCAGACACAATAAATAGATCAAAAAAACTTTGTCACCGTGATTCAAACTAAAAAAATCCGAATCGTCAAAAATTGAATTTGGAATCCTAAACCACGACGGATTTTTAACGTCGTTTCGAGGATTGAATTTTTTCCAATTGATAATCCTGATGATGTCTCCTGTTTGCATAAATCCTCAAAATAGGCCCCAGGGGATTGGCGTCCCCTGGGACGGATGATGTGATTTTGAGACATAGGCACTGAGCGTTGCGCTCATAGATATAATGAATTTACTTCACCACACCATCGTTACAACTAAAAAACTTTTTTGGCCTACAGTCTCAAGTAGCCTCGCCAAAGGCTGCATTCGAAAATCACCTTACCGCGCCTATGGCCGCTTGTCAACGTTCATCAATCTACTTTACTTAATAATTCATTGACTGGATTGACCGCAATGCATTATAGTGCGCTTGTGAAATTTGCAATGATAGGAGTTGGTTTATTAATGATTTTTGCTGATATTGCTTTAGGGTGTGAAGTAAAACAAGTGACTCATATGGTTGACATAGTCGGTCACGTCTACAAAGTAACAGCGCATGATTGCGGACAGACTTTTGAAATTTCTGTGACATGTGGAGACGATACCTATTTAACCCTATATGACGTACCCCCAAAATTCGTTGAGGAAGCTTTTAAACGTTTAGAAAAAATTATTCCTCAATCTGCGTTATATTGGAAACCTAACACCCGAACTAAATTTATTGCATTAACGCACTAAGTTTTATAGCTTCGAAACCCAGTTGAGTCACCGTGGTCGGGGGTTTATCGTAACGGCTTAAACATCGACCACGGTATTTTGCCCTAATGGGCTGGAGTATTTATGAATCAATCTCCCGAAATTAAAGAATTGTTCGCCGCGCTCACCAAGGCGCAAGTTGCCATAAAAGGCGCATCGAAAGACTCTAAAAACCCTCATTTTAAAAACGTGTATGCAAGTCTTGAGAGCACTTGGGATGCAGTCAAAGACGCACTCGCTGATAACGGTCTCTGCATCACTCAACTGGTGCACGAAGCTAATTCTCATTATTATTTGATGACTACCTTGGGCCATGTGTCCGGCCAATGGATTAGCAGCAGCATTCCACTGCTTATGCAAAAACATGACATGCAAGGACTGGGTTCAGCCATCACTTATGCCCGACGCTATGGATTACAAGCAATTCTTTCGTGCCCTAGCATCGACGATGATGGCGAAGGATCAGTAGCGCCTAGAACTGCGCCCGTTGCTCCTGTAGCGCCGCTTAAAGTTGCCAAACCTGCAACAGTTTTTGGCTCCTGGAAATTTGCTGCTGGTAAATACGCAGGTAAACATCCAAAAGATTTAACTGATGATGAATTGGTAAAATATTTTGGCGAATTAAAAGTATTTGTACAAGACAATCCAGGTAAAGCAAAAGATCCCCAGTTGGTTGAAGTGTTAAGTTATTTAGTAATTGAAATGGAATCAAGAAAACTATGAACGTAAATAAATGTATTATCGTCGGCAAGGTCGGTAACATTCAGGAGCCTAAGCAAACGAAGGCCGGCCATCAAATGGTGAAATTCTCGGTCGCCGTGTCTAAAAAAGTCAAAGAAGCTTGGGAGACCACTTGGTTTAGTTGCATGCTATTCAACAAAGGCGCTGAGACGTTTGCCAAATGGTATAAAAAAGGCGATTTAATTTATTGTGAGGGTCAAGTGTCGGCTTCCGCATACATCGCGAAAGATGGCACCGCTAAAAGCGATTTATCTTTAATGGTAAACGAGTTCCACAAGTTAAGCACCGGTCAAATAAAAGAAGCCGCACCTACTGAGGTAACAACTCCTTTTTTAAACGACGACACGCATGAAGACATTCCGTTCTAAGTGCCGAGATTGCTTGGGTAAGAAAAAGATCCGTTATGAATTTGATGATGGCTACATCGTTAAATGGTGCTTAAAGTGTACACCGGATGCACCAAAAGAACCCCTTGAAGTAATTGAGAACATTGATTACTGGAAATTTGAAAATTTGCTTCAGTTAGGTATTTATAAACACTGAATGACGGTGTACTGGTTTCCTAACGATGAGAAGCGATGAAGCCCTGACTGGTCAAAAACGGCTAGTCAGGGTTTTAAAAAGGGGTTGAAATTGAACTTTAAACCAGAAGACAAGATCAGCCGATATTTTACTTATAAAGAAGCCCTGTGGCTTCCTTCTTGGGGTCGCATGGCGTCAGAAATTGACGGTCTTGATCCTGCCGTACTTCATCGCTTAAAAGGTCTATTCACCCTGATGGATCACGTCCGAGACCATTTTAACGCACCCATTCACGTCCACTGCGCCTATCGGCCTATGGAATACAACGCGCTGGTTAACGGTGCTAAGGCAAGCGCACACCTTGCAGACCGAGACATGCTGGCGGCTGTGGATTTTGATGTAAAAGGAATTACCTGTCAGAAAACAATCGTCCGCATCCTTAACTCAAATTTGCTAGATACTTTTAAAATGCGCATGGAAAACAACGGACCTAATCCAGCGTGGATTCATATAGACACTAAACCTTGCGCCAAAGATCGCTATTTTATCCCTTAATTACTTTTTGGAACAAGCATTAAGCAGCTTTTGAGCGTCGTCTGGCGTAAATGCAATATAGCCATTGGAGTCCTCAAACTTAACAAAAGACTCCTTCTCAGTGCGCTTGTTATAGCACTGAAAACCACCTCGTTGAGGATCACTCACGCACACTTCAACCTCAACCCCACTAATGCAGCCGCTACTTAGGCATGCGAGAAAGAGCGTTAGCAATAGCCTTCGCAGCATCTTTATGTTCCTGTTCAGTTTGCGCTGTCTTAGCTGCCACAATCCCTTCAGATAACTTGGCAAAATAGGTCGCAGGATCGCCATTAGACACCTTCATGACGTACGCCCAAATATCGCGCAGCAGGTTAATCAGTACTGGGAGTGCTCCAATGAGTGCTAACATGTCACAGAGGAGGGAGAGCTTGAGCGCCCACAGTTTGAAGAATACGAATAAGCGCTTTAGTAATTCCGCCTGTTTCAGGGCACCAAAATGCCAATAACTCAGAAAGAACTAACAAAGTAGTGAGTACTTTACCGGGATTGTTTTTAACTAATTCTAATGCTTTTTTCATCAAATACCCCCTGTTAAAATTAACATATCAAACAGAATTTGAAAAACAAATCATTTCATGATGCACTGCGCTTATGTTTATGGACCCAAAAATCGCTCGGGGTGTTTTTTTTGTGTGCATGTCGATCATGCTCATGTTGTTGATCTATCTTTTGTCGGTCGCTGATGGATAAATACAGAATTGAATTTAAACTAAGCTACTTACCAAAACTTCCTAATCAACTTTTGATGTCTCATTGGCGCATTAAACAAAAGGAAATTCAACTTGCCCACCGCATGGTATACGGCGCGACGATGAAAAAAAGGCCCTTTGCACCATTGGAAAAGGTCCGACTCACTTATATTCGTGTGTCGGCTCGTGAGCCAGATCATGATAACCTAATCTTTAGTTTTAAACACGTGCAAGACGGTTTGGTTAAAGCCCGCATTTTAAAGGACGATAAACCTAGCGTCATCATTGATTCTCACTATTCGTGGAAAAAGGGCCCTCAAAAGACGGGCCACGTTCTCATTACGATCGAAGAAATCTAAAATCCTTGGCTGTTAATATTGACCGTAATTGTCCCAGTACCAGCGGAAGCGGTCCAGGATGCCCGAACAAACTGGTAACTCGTCTGAGTGGTCGGGATCATCGTCACAGCGGAATTAGACACGCTAGCGGTAGCCACCGTGCTCCAATTGGTGGGAGATGTAAGGTCATTAGATCCTTGCAACGCCAAGGTTCCAGAGATGCCCGACGTGCTAAAAAAGCACTGAAGGGAAGCTGCATAGATCTGCCCACAATTCAATGCCGCGCTGACTTGATTGGTTGCTGCATTTTTAGCATTGATAATCGTCTGGCTTAAATTACGCATTGGACACCTCGGGTTTTGGATATTTAGCTTTTACAGCTTTGCAATCTGCAATGTATTTTTCGATTTGAACCGGATCATTTTTAACAATGCCGTCTAAATAATCAGCCATCGAAGGATATTCCGCTGCTCGTTTGGCGTGGCATTGCTCAAGTAAATAAACGGCGTCTTGATCTAAATCAATGACCTCAATAGTATAAGAACCTTCTTCACCCCAAGCTTTTGATAATTGGCATTCCTCAATCCACTGGGTGGGATCTTCCATGTCCGCGCCGTGAGTTTGGATACCTTCCGAATTTCTAACTATGACTCGTTTCATTAGTTACCTACCCTTGCAATCGAAATAAAATTGTCAGTTGTTGCATTGGAAAGTGTTGTAGAACCCGAACCCACGTTCATATAGATTTGTATCGTATCGCCTGCATTGCAATTAACTATATTATTTCCGGTTACCCAAGCCCGGGTTGTTCCAAGCACATAGTTATATCCCAGCGTATTAACGGATGAACCATTTTTATATAAATAAAGTTGTAAATTGTTTGCAACTGCAAACGCTGTGGAGGCCGTTAAAATTGTGGCCGAAACTAAATATTTGCCAGAAACTGGAACTGTATAAGTTCCGTTTACGTTCATGGCTGAGTGAGAATCAAAAACCTTAGTCGGCCAAGGCACAACTGTTGAAGAGCTGGTGATTGAAGTTCCAGCGCCGTTGCCGTAGGCTGCGTTTACCGACTCCGTCGCTGTAACGACTGCGGGGCCGCTAATTCTACTTGCACTCAAATTCGTTGCCCCTGTTGCTCCTGATGTTGCGGTCAATGTTGAAACTGAATTATTTCCAGCACCAAATAAGTATAATTCAACATAATCGCCCGCATTAAGCGAAATAGTATCAACAACCGTTACACCTAAAGAAACACCGTTTGCAGCAGGAAACAACGCGCCTGCTGATGAAATGGTTCCATTTTTATAAAGAGCCGCAGAATAAGAGTTATTTAAAACATTCGTTCCAGCAACAATAATAGTGCCGTTAAATTGATAGAATCCAGATATTCCGCAAACGTAACGATTATTTGTAGTTGAAAAAGCACTATTGGTATCGTAATTCGTGGTGTTTAAATTAATCTTCACATACGAGTTATTCGTATTGATACCCGTTTGATTAGCACTTAAATAAGCGCGAGTTGAAATCACACGAGTATCGGTATCCGATGAACTAACGCTGTTAGAGCTCCAACCTACAATCGGTACCCACGCTTTAATTTGAATAGTAAAATTAGTAGAGGAAAAATTTGCCGCTAAGCTAGATCCCACTGGGTATTGTTGAAGTGCTGTATTTGTATCTGCATTTCCCGCAATGGTAGTTGAATTGTACGGGAAAAAGCTAATTTTACCCGAGTAATTAACATTACCAGTACTAGTATTTCCAAACCAACCCCAACCAATTTGAGAACCTCCATAAGACAAAATAGAAGCAGTTGGAAGTGTAGCAGGTAAATTTACTTTATTAGTGTCAATTGAAAAACCAGGAGGAAGAGAAAACAAATAGGCGCCAGAACCAGCGGTGCCTGCTGAAGTTTGGTTATAATTAAAAGTGATTTCCATCGTGTCGCCGACACGACGATATTTAGCTACATTGGTAAATTGAGTTCCAAAAGTAGGATTTGATGTGGTGCCTGTAATCGTCATCGTATAAGTCTTCCAATCATCCATGGCAGGAGCTTGCATGGTGACTTGCGGTCCGACTTGGAACGAGTCAAAATAAAGTGTGATTGCACCCGATGTAGCATTGACGTTGTAAACAATGAACCGGATAGACGCCGTTGTCGCTCCAGTCTGGAAGGTGCCTGTAGCAATCCCAGTGCCGGAAGATTGAACAATATTAAATGCTCCAGCGACACCCAAAAATACAGAGTTGGTCACATCATAAACCGCAACACCAAAACTATTGCTAGAGGTGCCTGACCAATTAGCATTTGAAGCATTAGAAATGGCGCTATAGCTGAATTTGAATCCTAACACCTTGGCCTGATCTTCGACATCGATGGTGTAGGCTTGAGAGGCCAACATATTTCCGGCTGTCGTTGCTGCGCTTGAAACGTAACTAAGAGAAGCTGTTCCAGCTAATTGGTTTGAAGTAACAATCGCAATGCTCAGGTTACCCGATGCACCTGAACCGAAAGTCGGCGAGCCTGTGGGTAGACCGTTGGTCAAAGTTCCAATCGTGCCCAACGACCATCCTGTGGTTAACTGGTTCTCAAAATTACCATAAGTGATGTAATTCTTAGGCCCATTGTAGGCAAGTAATGCACCTGTAGCCGTAAGCTCGGCATTCTGTAAGTTGTTAGCGTAGTTATTTGGACCCCATAAAACTGGTGAACCCATGAGCTCTCCTTAGGTATAAAGATTGATAATTCCAGTTCCACTGGTCGCCGATGTGCTCACGGCTTTAACAGAAAGCCTGGTGCTCGCAGCAATTGCAAAAGGTACCTGACCGTTTCCGCCTGGATAAATCACGAATTGATTGACTTCAGATCCCGCTGCGCCCGTTGCAAAATAAAGCGCCACGCCTGAGCTATCAAAGATTTCAATCATGTTAATCGCCGACGTCGTGGATGCAACTAACTGAACGTAAGCCGCTGAAGTGACATTGGTCGAACTATAAGTCGTTACCACTGGCGTGTTTGCTTTAGCGCGGCCCGTGGGTGCGGCAATACTCAAAGTATTATTTGGGCTCACTGCGACGACTAACGCCGTATCGCCCGCCACCGCTGCAGTTGAAGCGGCCTTGACGGTTGCTGTATTCGTTCCATCGTTAATCTTGCTGGTTTGAGATCCCAGCGTTGTCTGATTGGATGATGTCGCTGCGCCAGTTGGCAAAGATACCGTGCCTGAAACGTTTGAGATCGATCCAATCGTGTTGGTTCCACTTGGAAGAGAATTTAATACCGAGATTGCTCCAACCGAATGGTTGGAAATTAAATTAATCGTCGCGGTTCCGGACGTTACAGTTGTCCCGCGCATCCGAATGTACGCAAGACCTGCGACGCTCGCTTGAAAGATATTGTTAACCGAAAAAACAGACCCAATGCCACCTGAGGTAAGTGCTGCACAAGGTAGAGCACTGTAATTGGTGCCGTCCACCGAACCCTCAGAAGTGATGCTTCCTACCCACGTGCCAGAAATTTGAATCCCAACGGTTCCAGCTCCGTTTAAAGCGATTGAAACACTTTGATTGCTCGTAATAGTTCCAGTAGCAGTTGCATCTTGTTGCTGAACCAAGAGTTCGCCCGCAGAATCTAATTTTAATCCTGTTAAGTTTCCGCCGTAATTTCCTGCAATGTATGTAGCTTGAGTCGGTACAGCTGACCCGGTGTTTCCATTGGCGCTATTTGTAGCAGTTACGGTGCCTGATGAAACATTGACGTTCAACGCGTTTGAAGTCGAAGCAATGACGTTTCCCGACGCATCAACAATCTGTGTCTTTTGCGTTCCGTTTGTTTGATTGTCGCTTGTCGATCCGCCCGTAATGGGAGTCAGAGTCGTTAACTGTGCAGCCGTTAACACTACTGGCAAACTTGAAGCCGCTAATTGCTGGCCTAAAGCAAATGACGTGCCGCCTACTTGTGACAGGTTTACAGATTGGTTAGCGCTTAATGATACTGGAATAGCGGTTCCAGATGCGTTTCCTTGAACGGTTACAAGCCCCGTTGCAGCTCCCGATCCAGCAGCCGTGGTGCCAACAACGGTCGCGTTTAAATTAGAAGCCGTTGCTTGAGTAACTGCAACGGTTGAAAGGGGAGTTAAAGTGCTAAGCTGTGCAGCGGTAAGCACCACAGGCAAACTGGATGCTGCAAGCTGCTGGCCTAGCGTAAAAGTAGAACCGCCCACTTTAATCAAGTTAACGTCTTGCGTTCCGCTTAGCGTTATTGTTGGATTTGAAGGATATCGGATGTATAAATTAGCCATTTAAATTTCCTTTGCCGAAACAAACACGTTTAAAACGCCGCTACCGCTAGTTGGAGTCCAAACTGCACGCAAGTAAGGTGCGCTCATTTGATTACAATCAATGACCACCACACCTGCTGCTGCAATGGTTGGAACTGGATTAAGGGTTAATGGCGTCCAATTTCCTGCATTCAGTACGTTTCCGTAAGGATCTTGTAAATAATCGCCTGAAAGTTGAATTTCATAAGTTCCAGCGGGTGCGCCCGTGGAAACAAACTCAACAAGAATGTTATCCAAAAATTTGATGGTGACGACTGGGCTGGTGATGGTTGAGGCCATCGCGCCATTGGTCACAAGCTGGTAGCGTTCTAATACGTTTTTTCTAGGCATAAAATTCCCCGGTAGAGGTTAAGGCATGGTTAGCCCAATTCAATTATGCCCCGGATGTCGTTTAGATTTTATTGGCTCGCGCTTCTCGAGATTGAACTTTAGTCATAAGCGAATGCGGAATCTTATTGAGTGCCAAAGTTGACCCTTTGCGCTGTGGCTTCATTTGCTGCTCAGGAGCTGGACCTGTCGGACCTGCAAATGTGGATTGAATGCTTTGCAACCCTTGCGGCGTAAAAGTAGCGTCTAAAGGTTGCCCAAAAAACAAACTTAAGCTTTGTCGTCTTGCGTAAGGAATTGGAGTTCCAAGCGTCAATTCGTTGTTCATTTGGATGCTTAATTGCTTAACAAGTCTTTGGTAAAGTTCAGGATGTAACGATTGCATATGCTTTACATCGCTTGGCAGTAAAGTCCCATTTCTGATTTGATCCAAAATAAATAAAGGATGCTCAGCAATTAAAAGGGCTCGTTGATGCTCCATTTGCTGTTGCATCGTAGGAGGAACTGGTCGGTCTAATAAGTTTTGTTTTACACTTGGGTTTTTAGTGCTAGCCAAATACCGCGCACTGTTTGCAGCATGATTTAACATCATTTGAGATAAATTAGGCATGTAATGAGCAATGTCAGGCTCTGCTTGAAAAAACGGCGCTGTGTTTTGAGCTAATTGTTCGGCTTGTTTGCTTAATTTGCTGTATTCATCTGTTTGCCGAAAATACTCAGCAGGAATGACCGCGTTACCCGCTTTAAATACATTTTTAATCCCTGACTCAATCGCAGCATTCCCCTTGCCAATGTTTGCAGCTATTTTAATCATTTTTCCAAAAGCGGTTGAATCAATTTCTTTATCACTCGCTAAAAACTTGAGTAACGCCACACGTGCATAATCAGGTGCTATTCCATTGACTCGCGATGCAGCAGCCACTAAAAGCGCACTGGCAGGGTTATGCGTACTTAAAGCAGTAGCAAGGGCCATGGCTCCGCCCACAATCGGTTCCAACATTTGTTTGGAGACCCGAGCCGTATTGCTGAAATTGAAATTTCCATCTTTTAAGTGATTAAGCATCACTTGACCCGCTTGAATTTTTTGAATTTGCTCAGGGGTAAAAATAAAGTTTTTGAACTCTGGAGAAGTTTTATTGAGTTGAGAAATTTTATCCATGATGACGCTCGCGTCAATAAATCCCTTTTTTTCTCCTTTTACTGCTGCCTCTGTCAGCATTTTATCAACGAATTGTTTTTTGATTTGGGCTGCTGCTTCAGGAAAGTTTTGATTCAAATAAGTTAAAAATTGTACGTTTTTTGTATTGGCTAATTTGTTCCAAAAATTAGCTCCATGTTCGGTTGCTTCTTCAATCAATCGATCAGCGTAACCCGTAGGTGTATAATCTGTTAATTTGAAATGTTCATTGAGAGCATCGACCGTTTGAGCATGGGCTCTAAATGCTGATCGCGTATCATTAAATAAAGCCTGAGCCGCTTCACCGCCATCTTTGCCAATTGCCTGGCTTAACGCCTCAAATTGCCCTTCTCGAATGATGTTATTAATTTTAGATGAGGCATAAAAAGATTTATCTTTTTGCGCGGCATTAGAAACTTGCTTCATCAAGTCTTCCAAATTGCCAATCGTTTCCATTTTAGGAAGCCGATTTTGAGCGAAATGAACTAATTTCAAAGCATCTTCAGCGCCTTGCCAGTTTTGATCAACTATTAAATGACCCAACTGATCTCCTAAAGTTTTCAAAACTTCAGGAGATTGATTTAAGCCTATTTTAGAATACTGATCTTTTATTTGTTTGTACCCTGTTTCGATGGGTCCAAAATTCTCTTTTAATTTTTCAGCAATCGTAGTGACAGGTTGTTTACCTGCCTCATATTGCGACCAAGTGTCAGGCAAATCAGCAGGATTGCCCCCAGCTACGCGAATAATATCTTGCTGGATTGCGTCTCGATCTTTAGCTAATGCCGTAGAAACTTCAGCACCTGGCGCATTAGGAGCCTGACTGGTAATAGACACCATGTTCTTAATTTCAGGATTGGCGCTTGCTGCGCCTTCTCCAAAAATGCTGATATTGGTGCCTAATAAATTTTGAGCATCTTTAAACGAATCAGAAGCTAAGCCTTCAATCCCGCTGGCTTTGCGTTGCATCGCATGAAGGAGTGTCTTGTTTTCATTGTGAGCTATTAAATCTGCGGCCGTTTTTTGCCCTAAGACTTTACCTAGTCCAATTTCAACTGTTGGGCTAAGTACAGTTCCAATGACTCCTGAGGTAGCCATGTTGGCCAAAGCCGAAGTAAATGCATCTTGAGTAAATTCAGGATGTAAAATCTGTTTTGAAACTTCATCGCCTGCTTGATACGCAGCGTTTTCAATTGCGCCTTTCACAGCAAGAGAGCCAATTTTGCCCATACCCTCTGGAACAAAACGAGACGCTAAAGTTTCAAGTGCTCCAGCTTGAGTGAATCGAGATGCAGCCGCAAGAGTTCCAGCCGCTCCCGCTTGCCCTAAAACTGAAGCCCCTAACGTGGCTAGTGCTGGACCTGCAAAGCCTGCAATTTCGCCAGCGGTAGAAACATAAGGGTGCTCTCGTTGACGGGCTTCAATCATTGCAGGACTAACTCCTGCAAGACGCTCTGCTCCTGTAAATAAAGGCCCTGCTAAACCGCGCCCAACCGCTTCAGCACCAGCCTTTAAAGCTTGCCCGGGTCCCTGAGCCATTGCGCTGTCATCTGGCAATTCATCAAAACTCAAAACAGGTTGTTCAGGTTGTACGGCTCCACCATTATCAAAATGTTGAACTAATCCACCTTGAGCGAATTCAGGTAAACCCTCTTCAAAGTTCATTATTTAACCTCTATCGCTTCACCGTTAGGGCCGCGCATGTACTTTTTCCCACCAGAAAACTTGTAACGTTGCTTGTTAGCAAAAGATGCTTGCTCTGTATAAGGCGCGGTAGATTCAAAACGATTCAAATCAATTCCATACCCTTTTGCAGTTGAGGCAGAAGCTTTACTTTGAAGATAATCTAACAAAGCTTGTCGTTTAGTTTGAATTTTATACTCTGCATCTCCAGGCATTGGAGTAATGTTTTTAAACGTATTATCCATTGCAGCTTGCCTTACAGTGCCTTCTAAATCTTTAAAGGTTGGTTGCATGGCTTGATGAAGCGCATAAACAGATCCAGGAGTTCTTAATAATCCAGCTCCTGTTCTCAAAATCGTATTTTCTTCCGCTGCTTTATCAAAAGAATCAATAATTGATTTTGCCATGCGCCTGGTGTCTTGCGCTGCATTAATTTCTTTAAAGACTTGAGTCTGATGCTCTTTAGGAACCATTGTGGAAACATAACCTGATGGATCTTCAGGTTGAAGCTGGGCAGGTTGCTTGGCACTGCCCGGAGCGCCAATACCTAATGCCATGCCTCGAATCGCCATTTGCTGTTGGAGTTGTGCGTTTTCTAAATCAAACTTACCCGCTATGCTTTGAAGCATTCCTTTGGCTTGTAAGTTTTGAGTTGTCAACGCACCTTGTTTCAAATAATTTGAAATGACATCATTATGCTGAAGTCTTAACAAATCTTGAGCAGCACGGTTATCACCCAATGCTTGAAGATTATGAGATAACAAATTCTCTTTTTTACCAAGATCTGCTTTTTGAGCTAAAATGTCGTTATCAATCTCTTTTTCAAGCATGTTGTAAGCCAAATTAGGCCCATGAGTTAAACCAGCACCGAAGCCGCCAAAAATTAACCCAATGGCGTTAGTAATCCTGTTCCCAACACTCAAGTTTTTCAAATACCGATCAGGATCAATTTGGCCATTTGAAATGGCGTTTTGTAAATTTTGTCTCTCGTTGGTTAAATAATCATGATCATTTTGAACCTGTTTTAGTCGATTTTGATACGCCTCATTTTCAGGTTCCATTAACTTTTGAGACTGCTGAGCGCCTGTAGCTAATGCTTGCGCTTGCATCGTCTCGCCTAATTGTTGTTTTTCCAAAGCATCTAATTGATTTTGAGTCAGTTGATTAAAATTGGGTGCAGCGGGTGTTGTTGTAGTAGTTTGAATAGGAACAACAGGACGAATTGGTTGTTGTGGTTGAAATTCTGGATTCATCATTGGAATTGATGCTGCTGGTTTAATTCCAAATCCAGGAAGTGTTGACGGATCAATATGCACTACTCGATCACTATCTGACTGATCAACGTCTCCACCTTCTGCATAATGAGGTAGCTCATCTAATTGCTTACGAAGTTCAGGTTTAAGAGATGCGTGAGCAATTCTAATTTCATGACCGTCTTTATGTTTTAATACGGATGAATGCTGATCCGTTTTAATTTTTTTGAAATGTTTTAAATTCAAAGGAAAGGGTTTCATTACTTTTTGCCTTTCTTAGCTTGAAGAGCTGCTACAAACTTCGCTGCTCCATCTACCGGATCAGAAGATTGAGCTACAGATCGAGGTATTACAATCTCGCCGGGAGATAGCATGGCGTGAACCGTGTCATTTTTAAGTGAATCCCCTTTAACAGAAGCATGACCTGGAACGTGACCGCCTGATTTTAAACTTTCGCCTACATCGCCGCCTTTGGCCATCATGGGATTCATTTTTTGAATGTAGCTTTGAATAATACTAGGTCTTGGTTGAACCATTCCGCCGTCGGCAAAATTGGGTTCAATTTCACCTCCGTGAGCGGCCATAGCCGCAGCTGATGCGCCTTGAGCTGCTCCACCAATGGCTTGACCCGCCATTCCCATCACGTTTTTTGCCATCTCAGCTTGTTGCTGAGAATACGCAGTATTTGCGCCTTGCAAGGTCTGTTGCTGTTGAAGTTGAGCTTGAAGGGCCGCATTTTGAGCCGCTTGTTGCTGACCCACTTGAGTGGTAGCCAAATTACCCGCGCCCTGAATTGCGCCTAACTGTTGTTGCGCTTGAAGGGCTGCGGCTTGTCCTGCTGCTTGTTGTTGAGTCTGAGCACCCTGTTGAGCGGCTTGTCTGGCCATAAGTCCCACGTTAGCACCTGCGCCCCGTTGCCCCGCCATTAACGCAGCTTGATTGGCTACATTTGCGCCCGTGGCTTGTTGGAGCTGTGCTTGTGCAACATTCCCCATTTTACCAGCCGCAATGTCTTGAAGCTGCTGATAAATCTGTTGCTGGTTTTGTATGCCGCCCTGTGCGCTTAAAGCCTGGAGTAAGGCTTGCTGCTGTTCCAAACTGCCTTGAGTGCCCGCGTAAGACGCCTTGAGCTGATCCGGAGTAACACCTTGTACTGTCGAAAAGCCTGTTCCACCTTGACCCCCTGCTAATCCTAACATCCCTGCAATTGCGCCCATTTTAAATATCCTTTTCAAACCAAATCAAATCATTTTGAGACGATTGAAGTCTAAAGCCATACGCCAAGAGTACTTTTAAACTTGCCGTGGATGTTTTAGCCGATGGAATTACGGTTCCCAGTAGCTTAAGACACCCATTTTCCCGGGCAATCGCTTCAATAGAGTTTGCTATGTCGCTTGCTTTTTTTTGAGTCCGGCATTCAGGCTTGATATAGATTTCTTTAATGTAACACACTTGGTCGGTGATGATGTACATCGCAAAACCCTCGTCAGTCTCAAGCACATCCCCCATGCTCAATTCCCTCACGTAATCAGCATAAAGACTCATATCACCCCGCGCTGTTAGCTGCTGCAATTGGTCTGAAGTCCTTCTTATGACCGATTACAATATTGAGCCCAGTCAAATTAAAACCCGCACCAGCAGGAACACCCAAGGATGGGTCATACACTTCAGATAAAGTGATTTGAAATGAGGTGCAGCGTTGCCGAGCCAGGAAAATACGCCAATTCTCAACACTTCCCGATCCACCGTAAGGAGAATCTTGTCCGTACGTTGTAACTTGCCCATTGGATTCAGTGCCTCCGTACGTAGGAGTGAAATTATCAGGAGTAATCAAAGTTGCCTGAGCCACGCTTGGATTATAGTCGTAGGCAATCTGACACAAAATCTTGTGAGGACTTAAGTATTGAGCCAGCAAGTAAAAGAAATAAGCCCGTTGATACCCTTGGATGCCCGTCAAATTAAGCCAGCTTGTCGTAAAACTCATCACCACCGGATTTGACCCGTCTAAATAACTGCCTGGAGTTTCTTGGAACACTTGCTGATTGCCATTAATGTACGTGTGTAACCCTTGATAAAGTGTTGCGCTAATGGCAGGCACATTTACAAACGTTCCCCATTGTTGATAGAAAAAGTCATACATCAAAGTAACGCCGCTGCTCATCGTAAACCTGACTTGATTGGTGCCTGGAATGTTAACAGCGCTTTGAACCGTAGCGTTTAAGGTTAAACCTTCAACAGGCGCACCGATGTAACTCGTCGATAAATCACGACCGAGTAACCAAATCTGATTGCCAGCCTCGGATTGGAATTCAAACATCAACCCATTGGGCATAAAGACAATTGAATTTTGGTTTGTGCATCCCAACGTGCTGGTGATCAAGACAGGCGGGCTATATTGGGAATTGGCGCCCGTGTTATCCGGCCCCGTGCCGTTGAAGTAGGAAATTGAAGCCTGCTTGAAAAGCACGGCCTTATCATCCATCGGAAACCCACACTTAAGCGCACCGGATGGTCCTTGAGCACCTAAAGAGGGTGGAATGTACATGGTAAACAAGTCACTCATTTCAACGGGAGTGGCTTCAATCACTTGCTTAGAGAACCAAAGCAAGTTGGGATCTTCCGAAGAAATTCCCCACATTCGGTCATCGAACAAAAATACGCTTGAGAAACTAGGCGGGCCAATGTCTTCAACCACGCCGCCCGTGGTGTAAAGAATTGAATTACCTAAAATTGTGCTATCTGCGTTGGTGTCTGTAAACGTCCAGCTATCGGCTGTAGTACTATTTAAAATAGGAGCTGTAATGCTGGTCGTTTGGTAATAAATTTGCTGTGCGGTACTCCATCGATAAATTACAATTTTAACAGGATTAGCCGTTTTATAGGTCAGGCGTAAATTCGGGCCCTTGATGGTAACCGTATTCGTGCTAGTTCCACTCGGAACAACAATACTTACGGGAATGGATGGCGCGGATCGAAACGCATTCCCCTGATTGTCCGTCCACTCGTAACAAACTTGGTAATAATAAGTCTGAGCAATCATGCTACCGCCTGTGGTTGCGGTGCTGAGCGTAATTAAATCAGGATATAAAAAGAAGTTTTGTTCTGTAGCTGAATATCCATCATACGCCCAAGTAATTCCTCCCGGGATGTTTAAATTTGAACCCATCTCGACACTTTGAAAGTTAGTTTCAAAATTAAAATTAACTAGATTAATCCCGTATTGAGAATAAACAGCAGCCGTTTGCCCGGTTGCATTAGTGTTTTTATTTACCGATGCAATCAGGTCGGCAAATAGATAAGCATAAATGACTTGTGAGCCATTCAGGGTAGCGCTAGACAAGCCTGTAACCGCGTAACCGCTAGCATTTTGATAAGCTAATTTGCCAATGATTTGACCGCTTGAGTTAATTAAAAAATACGTATTTTGATAACTCGTTGTGGCGCTCGTTTGATAAACCGCCAGGAAATAAGCCACTGAGTTATAAGTGAAAGCTTCGCCAAAAATACCGATACCCCGCGCAACAAGAGCCGGGGAGCTGACACTTGCAGCTGAGTTAACAACTACTTGGTTGACGTAGTGACTAGGAATAGAGCCGCCACCAAAAGTATAATTGTTATTTACCTCATAAAATAAAGTAGAACTACCGTTTGCAGCAGTGCCTGAGATATTAGCTACACTTACCGAAGAAATAGACGCTACTGGAAAACCAGAATAAACGTTTAAACTCAGATCACATTTAGCAGAATAACC